TTTCAGCTCCGGAGGACTCAAAGCCTTCCGGTGGTGTCTGCTCCTGCTCCCCGGCACGCCAGACCGCAGTCACACCGTGTATCACGGGATTACCGTCCGTGTCCGTCAGCGGGGTTTTGTTCACCAGGATACTCTGCAGCCCCTTCACCGGGCCTTCTATCGGTCCCTCACCAATCGCATCAATCACACTCATCATCTGCGTGGATTTGAGATTATCCTTCGCCTCTCGAGGCGTGTGCGCCCTGCCGCCACCTTTGCCCATAATGTTCCTCTCAATTGGTATTATTAATCGCAGTGATAGGATATTGCACAGCTATTGCGCGATATCATCAGAACGCTGTTTGTTACCCTGTAACCAGCAAGCTCAGTCTGTTAACGGAATTAATGAGGGTTTTATGAAATGTAAAATCATTGCTGCCATTGCCATGCTGACAGCAGCATCATGCGGATACGCAGCAGAACAGGAAGTCCCAATGAACCTTGTCAGTGCTGACGGAAAAGAAGTCAGCATTGGAAAAATAACCATTCAGGAGACCCCCTACGGTCTGCTGTTCACACCAGCCCTTCACTCTCTGTCTGAAGGCATTCATGGTTTTCATGTGCACGAAAAAGGAAATTGCGCCCCGGCACTGAAAGACGGAAAACCGGTCGCAGCATTATCGGCTGGCGGTCACTTTGACCCGAAAAACACCGGCAAACATCTTGGCCCCTGGTCTCCGGATGGACACCCGGGCGACCTCCCTGCGCTGTTCGTGACGCATGACGGAAAAGCGAACTACCCGGTCCTGGCCCCGAGACTGAACTCATTAAAAGAGATTAAAGGGCGTTCTCTCATGCTTCATGCTGGCGGTGATAACCATCATGACCATCCGGAGCCCCTGGGCGGTGGTGGTGCGAGAATGGCCTGCGGCATCATTCAATAATCAGTCAGGTAAGGGGCGGGCCCCTTACCTTTATTCCTCAGGACGATAAATCCTTTCTCCCTGAAAAGAACGGCACATCCTCCCTCTCTGAGTTAATGTTTTTGTCGTGACATAAGAATAATTCCTTACACTCAATCTTCGTAACGCTCCCGCAGTTCCTGTCCGTGAGCACTGCGGGATTTTTTCGCTTTTATGCCTGCCGCCCGATAACCACGACCTTTCCGCCCCCGCCTTCATCACGGGTACTGATGTCCTGGGATATACGGCGGGAGCCAACCAGCATTTCCCCGTAAGGCACCGGCATCGGGTTACCCTGGGCAATCATGTTGTCCAGCGACGAAAAGTACGTGTTCTGTTTACCGTTATCCGTTGCCCTGTATTCCGGTGTTTTTGGCTTCGGGGCCAGCATCTGTGCCACACCACCCAGTATCATGCTGGCACCCAGTGAAAACAGCATCGTGGTGGCAGAAAAACCGCCGGCACTCAGCGCTGCACCCCAGGCTGCCATCGATGCTCCGGCCGTGAAGAAAGAGCCCACGATGGCTGCCGCCCCCAGCACAATCTGCAGTCCACCCTTTCCGGCCCCGGCCAGTCGCGGCACAATGTGGATGACCGTTCCCTCACCCAGCTGTTCGTGAAGACGGGCGTACACCGCCTCCGGTGCCGTGTCATCACCGGCAATACGTATCTGGTACCAGCCTTCGTTCATCTGACGGCGGAATCCGGGCACCTGTAACGACAGCGCCCGGATGGCTTCCGCTGCCGTGTTCACATACAGGCTGAGGCGGCGGCCAAATCGTTGTAAATCCCCGTGAAGGCAGATGCGTGCCAGTGGCGGTGACGCCAGGCTGAATGCGTTCGTCGTTGCCATTTTTCGGAATACCTCTCCCGTTTACTCAGTTGTTCAGGCAGATGGTGAAGCAGCTCACCGTTGCCGCAGTAAATGGCGGCATGGTTCGGTACCGAAGCACCAAAGCAGCACAGCAGAATATCGCCAGGCTGTGCGGAAGGCAGGGAAATCCTGTAAAAACCAGTCGCCTCCATATTGTCCAGGTACAGGTTCTGACCGTTGCGCCACCAGTCATCCTCACGCTCAAAATCCGGCATATCAATTCCCGCCAGATGGTAGGCATCCCGGAACAGCGTGTAACAGTCCGTCACCCCGTGCTCAAAGCGCCGTCCTGTCAGATGTGGCACACAGCGGAATTTATGAATTTCCCCCCGGCAGACCAGCCACCAGGACAGTGCACTTTTTATCTGCAGCCGCCGGTCGGCCTCGCTCAGCCAGGGCAGACCACCGGGGTGGCTGTGGACCAGTGCCACAATCTCCCCCTGCATTTCTGCCCGCAGCCAGTCCTCCGGCGACATCCGGAAATAATCTTCCGGCTCACCGGAGATATTCACGCAGGGAAAATATCTTTCCCCTTCCGGCGTTCTCACCACGAAGCCGCACGACTCCGCTGGTGCACATCGCCGGGCGTGCGCCAATATATTGCTATAGAGCATGAGAACTCCTGATAAAAACCCAGCCGAAGCTGGGTCATTTCGTTGGCAATCTGTTAGTAGTGATGCGGTGAAGGAGGTAATTCTTTATTCTTAAGTCTCATCCATGCGGAAAGATTCGTTGGTCCGTCTGGCTCATTGATATCAACATCTCGTGTGTGATTAATTAAAACGTCTCTCGCCATTCCAATAACATACGAGAACTCATGACCGTAGTCGTAGCATCTGCCGGAATAGTTCGATTGAATTTGTTTTAGCGCCGGATACAGTTCGCGGAATAATGCCTGTGAGCGGTTGGCATAATCCCATAGCCATACAAGGCTGTTTGCTTCTTTTGCGGAAAGCTCGTTGGTGCTCTTCTCTTGTTTGCCAATGAATTCACCTTCAAGCACTACCCTGTGGATGTACTCTACGGCAAGCGGGATTTGTTCAATTGAAAGCTCATCAATGCTGTCAATACCAAAACGCTGATGAACCATATTGTATGCATCGTCATTGCGAAGTCCTTTCTTTCCTACCAGCATGTTTACTGCATCGCGTAGCGGTGTTCTTTCCTCAACAGTGGTTTTCTTTCCTTTTACATACTCGCCATGTTTGCGAATTGAAGGCAGAACTTCTGCTGTTACCCACTTGCGGAATTTGTGCGGGACTGAACCTTTATTGACTGCATCGCGGCAGCGCAGAACCAATGTATACATACCTGATTCGCTCACAATGCTTAGATTCTGCTCACCACCAAGGGTGTAACTTAAAGTTACTCCCTTTTCATCGTCATCAAGTGCAGTAAGCGCCTTGCGTGAGTTAGTCAAAGCTAAAGCATCACAAACATCTTTAGCTACAAACCACGGCTCACCGCACTTGTTGATGACGCGGATTTCACTGTCGCCGAATTTGAAGATAGTGAAATCGTTTTGTGCCTTTGCTATACTTTTCATGTCAATATTTCCTAAGCCGATTTGTTGATAACGAAGCCCTGACTGTTACAGCAGTTGGGGCTTCAACTTTCTGCTCTATCAGTTATATCTTTCCCTTCGTACACTTCACCTATATTGCTAATGCTGGCAGAACATCCAAGATACTTGTATCTTATGATGTCAAACACGCAGTCACTACACAGCATCCGACCTGTTTCTTTAGAGTAAATGTATGTTTGATCAGCGTCTGATTCGCTAATGCCGCAAAAAACAACATTCTTTACTCATACCGTTATCCCCTCTCTCTTCAGGCTGTCCAGCAATCACATCACTTCCGAGTTAAACGACCGGCATTCTTCTTTGGCCTTTCCTGTAATCGCATCTTTTAGCGACTGAGGTATTCTCACCAAAATTCTGCTAACTTCTTTTTCCATATCGCCACCGCGTGAGTTATTATGAATCACAAACGTATCACTGTGACTATATCAAGTCAAAGTTTTTTTGAATACACTGTGATATCAATGTGATTATCACGGTGTAAGTATGACGAAGGTTAGAGACATAGCCCCATATAGCGTAAGAATGCCAGATAGCCTCAAGCGCGACCTGACCATAAGAGCATCGAAAAACGGACGCTCATTAAATTCAGAAATAGTTATGATCTTGCAAGCTGCTATTGATGAAGAAAAATCACCAAGATCAATAGAAGGTTTTGCTCAACAAGAATCTGAAAAATTTAGGGAGGCTCTTCTTAAGACTCTCAGCAGCATGTACGGCGAAGATAAAAAACCCACCTGATGGTGGGCATAATCCATTACTGCGAAAGTTTATTAATGGAAAGGAAACCGCCAAAATTAGCCACCATGCCGCGCATCTCACACCCGCGCATGCACTTGCTGCATCTGTCCTTACGGATATCCGTGGTGGGGTTGTCGAACTCATCCGCCACCGCAGGACCGTTATACCCGCATTCATCTCCCCGGTAATCCCACATACAGGTATTCGCCAGCATAATGCGACCGGGAAACAGCGCTCCGTCCGTCTCCGTCGGTGTTGCCAGCACAAACGAGGCTGTCATGGCCGTCAGCTCTGACATCTGCTCCACCACCCAGCGG